TAATGCGGCTTGTACCTCTGGCATTGCTTTAATCTATAATTATGCCTATTATTGCTAATAAAACTACACTATGGCAGAAAAAATAGCCGAAAAAGAGCAAAAAATAGAACAAAAAGAGGATGATAAACCTGATTATCAAGAAAAAATTACTTTTTTAGTTGCTACTTTCGCACAAGGATTTATTTTAATATGGTGTTTATTAGTTTTATCTCTTGGATATATAAAGCTACCTAATAAATTATTTGGGGTTGACATTCCAGACCAGCCTCGTGTGGATTCGACCTTTGCAGCAGGGCTTCTCGGTAGTATTTTGGGGGGTTTGAATATTGGTGTTAATGCTTCACAGGTAGGAAAAAAGAAAAAGAAAGAAAATGAAACAGCAGCAACTAATAATACAAACTCAAATGGAGAACAAATTATAATAATTAGGCAGCCTATTGAATTAATAACAAGCAAACCAGAAGTTATCAAAGTTGACCCTACTAAATCAAAACCATGAAAAAATTTATTCTTTTATTACTTTTAGCTTTACCTTTACCAGTTTCTGCTAATTTGACTCATTCTATTTCTAGCTCGGTAAAACTGGAAAGCTTATCCGCAGCAACTTCGGCCGACAAAATCGGGTCCTCGTACAGTATTAGCGGTAATAACGTCACCACAGTAGATTCAAATTCAGCAGCAACCATCGGGGGATTTGGAACAACAAGTTCTGGGGTTCCTAGTATTTCCTTCCCTTCAGCAAGTCAGCACACCAGTGGAGAAGCCTTTTCATACAGCACTAGTTACCTAGAAGGTGATCAAACAAGTGGTTCAGCACCAACGGTTGGAACAGTTGGTAATTTTAGTGACCTAACTTCTACAAGTGCTGGTTCAGTAGGCACAGCAGCCGTTTCCTTAGATAATCACACCATGACCCTAACAGGTGGCACAGGAACAGGAGTTGTTCTTACTGGGCAATTTGTAACTGACTTAACTATTGATTAATGTGGAAATTATTTATATTTTTAGTTTTTTTATCTCCCTCTGTTAATGCTCAAGTTGTGGTCCCAAACTTCAATTCTGCGAGTAGCACCTCTAGAACCCAGACTCAGAATAATATTCAAGAAGTTATTAGGGAGGTTCGTTATAACTCAGGTTATACGTACTCTGTCACAGGCTCTAATGTATCTTGTGGGAATTGTGAAACTATATCTATGCCAAATGCAACTGTCACCGAAACTGTAAACGGAACATCTTACGAATGGACAGGATTAGATCTTCAGCAAAAACCAAATTGGGTTCAGCAAAATCAAG